AGAACGATCAGTTTTGGTAAAAGCTGTGTCATATGATTGTATGACGTATGAGCAGACAGGTGGAGTAGAACTATTCCAAACATTCCACCACTCCCTTTTTATTATCGCCCCCTCTTCCGCTGTCGGGTTCTGCATATACTGAGCGTTCCACTTTGATACTGGTATTGAAGCTTTGACGCCTTCTAGCTCTTCCTTGCTCCAATATTCTTCCCACAACACGCTCCCTGTGTCTGGAAATATTGCTGGAAATTCTACTACATCCCATCTGTCTGCACCTCCCTCTGATTGTTTTTGCAATACTCTTGCAGTTAAATCTTTAATACCCCATCTGGTCATAACAATAATAATTGATCCACCTGGCTGTAGTCTTTGTCTAGGACCTGATGTGTACCATTCATATATGCTGTCTAAAGCCGTAGGACTTAAAGCATCTTGCTCAGAAACAGGGTCATCAATAATACATAAATCAGCACCCCTTCCAGCCAAAGCACCTCCAACTCCAACAGCATAATACTCACCACCACCATTTGTAGACCATCTTCCTGCAGCCTTTGCATCAGATGCAAGTTTTATATCAGGAAAAATATCTCTAAAATCTTCACTATCAATAAGGTTTTTAACTTTTCTACCAAATCCAACAGCAAGTTCTGCTGTGTGTGTTGCCTGAATAATCTTTAAATCAGGTCTTTTGCCCATCAACCATGCAGGAAACAGATAACTTGCAAATTCAGACTTGGTATGTCTTGGCGGCATATTAACAATTAAACGCTTTAACTTGCCATCTGCTACTTGTTGTAGTTTGTCTGCATATATCTTATGATGCTTGCCTTCAATAAAACCAGACCATATTTTATTAACAAAAGTTAAGAATTTTTTTTGTGATTTTTGCTGTGTTTCTAAATTTTTTAATCTTTTTAAAAGAGGACCTGCTTTTTGTAACTCCTCGTCACTTAAAAACTCAGCATATTGCAGGTTGTTCATGCCACATTAGACAAGAAATTATCAACAGCACGAATAAGACCACCTTCCTGTGCCCTTTTAGGTGACTTAATACCCGTTATTCTCTCTATAAGATCATTCAAGTTCCCTCCCTGATACCCTACAGGATCATACACTTTAGCCGTTGTGGTAAAAGGAGAAGCTACCACAGTTGGTCTTGAAGCAGGGGCATCTTCATCAACTGTTCCTCCAATTACATTCGGTAATTTTTCTCCCTCATCCTCATCTTTTTCTTCTGATGCCTTCTTTAAAAATTTTACTATAGGATCATCAGAACCACCTTCATCTCTAAGATCATCTAAACCACGACCTTCAATAATATTGCCAAGTTTATCTTTAGCACCAATAATTAATCCAGTATCAGGATCAACAACAGGACTAAGACCTTTTTTAACAATACCATCAAATAAACGCTGGTCAAAATATTTGCCTGCTTTATTTGCTAATAAGGCTAATGCATTTGGTAACTCAACATCACCTACTTTAAATGTGTCGGAAAATCTATCTGGTCTGTTTAAAATATCAGCTATTCTCTCTTGATTTACATTACCCTGAATATCTCCAAGATTTAGTTCAGCAAATCTCTCATCGTCACCTACGATTGAATCAAGCCCTGTTGGCGTTGTGGTAATTTGCTTGCCACCAAATATTTTAGCTGCATCGGGAACATTTTGTCTAAATGTATTTGCATCATCTATTATGTTTTCATCTGCAATTCTACCAGCTTTTAATAATTCTTCTCGTCTACCTGCTTTTAATAAATTTTCAACAGCATCACCTTCTCCTCTTACACGACCTCCAACCTGTGTATCTTGTCTTGTAAATGGTGCAATACCTAATGATAAAGCTGCTGTTTTTTCATCTTGTGCCAATTGACCAGCTCTTAATAATTCGTCAACTCTATCCTCACGCTTTCTTGCCTCTGCCTCTTGACCTAACCTTAATAAATTGTCTACAGTTGATGCCATCTCTGGCTTGCCTGTAATTTCATTAACATCTACGGAAAGACCTCTGCTTGCTAAATCTTTAGCTGTATTTAAATTTTTTTGTGATTCTAAGTATTTTTGTACATTTTGATTTGATACATCTCCTAAAGCGTTTTGTATGCTTTGCCTTACATCACCTTGCAAATCAGGTCTTATATTCGGAACTCCAGATACTTGAAGATCTCTACCAAATCTACTAACACCACCAGATGTATCTAAAGCACCTCTTGACCCTGGTAATTGCTCTCCAACAGGAGCTATGCCAACAGGAGGAACATATGATCTTGAATCAAATGCTGTACCAGGCATTCTGCTTGCGTTTAAAAAATCACGATTATCTGCAAGCAAAAATTCTCTTTCTTTTTGAAGATCCTCTATTGTTGGCTGTCCAACTGCTCTTTCTATATCCATCATCTGGTCTAAATCATATCTAGGCGTTGTAGTAAATTTTCTGGTTATTCCACCACCAGGACTTATCGTTGTGTCTGCACTTAATTTAGATGGATCAAAACCTTCTAAAATTTTACTTGCTTTTTCTGCATTAGCTAAAGCATTTATACCTTTTTGCCCTATCTCTTGTCGTGTTATAGCTTGGATAATATTGTCTCTAGTAGCCGTATCAGATAAATCAAAATTGTCTCCTACAGCATTTCGTACAGCAGTTATATAACCCCTTTGATTCTCTAATGGGTTTTCTGTTGTATTAGTCCCTAAATATGTTTCCACAAATTTTTCAGGAGTGTTTATGGCTCTGTCACCATAAAGAGATAGTTGTCTGTCTAAAGCCTGTTGTCCTGCTGGTAATGTGCTGAAAAAAGCAGGTCCTGTTCTAATATCACCAGTTACGGGATCAACACTTTTAATAGTTTCTGTTGTTAAATCTTCTTGTGCCTGTTTTAAGTTGCCAGGATTATTTGTAAAAGGTGCATATAAGTCTGATCTACCACCTCTAATAGCTTGTATCAAATCATCTTCAACACCACCAATTTGATTGTTCTTTAAATTTAAACCGAAATTTGATGCCTGTGGGAAAGCAAGTGAAGTCATCTGATCAAATCCACGCAAAGGTCCAAATGCACCTGTTAATGCTTCTCTTCTTCTTGCCGCGTCGGCAGCAGGTCCGTAACCTGTTCTCACTCCTAATCCTAATGGATCATCCAACAAATCACTAGTGCCAAATTTTAAAGGGTTTATTGACGCAGACCCAGCTACTGGAGCTACATCAGAAAGATCATAACCTTGTAAATTTTTGTCTAAAACACCCCCTATAGATGTTAAACCCATAGGTCGTAATGACGATTCTTTGGGTAATACACCCTCATTTGAAACAATATTCAAAGGAGGCAAACCACTTGATACTGGAGAAGATGTATCTTGACCCATGCCAAACTGAGCACCATAACCTCTGTCCAATAAAGATTGAGGACTCACACCTGCACTTCTTGCAAAACTATCTAATGCAAATTGTGGATCATATCTTAAATTAGATCCAGCTCCTACATTGCTAATATTTGTTCGGGGTCTTGTGTCAACAGGAGGGGCAGAAAGTAAATTTTGACTGCCACTGTCACTATCCATAAAAGCTTGAGCTGCCTGAATGTTTCTTTGTTGCTCTTCAGTAGTTTGAAAAGGATCACTGGAAAAATCATCACTGCTATAAGGCTCGTCATAACCACCCATATCAAAGCTTCCACTGTCAAAGCTTCCGCCCGTGTCAAACTCACCACCAGCATCATAAGCCGCACCACCATCAAACATCATCTGAATAGGCTTTGGTGATTGCATTGGCATCGTAGAACCCAATGCTGTCGTGTTAAATATGTCAATATTCCCTGCTATCGGACTAACAGGGGCAGGGGAGGAACTGCCTACCCCTGTCTGAATCGGAGCTAATGCTCCATTTGACGGAATGCTGTTTAAAAAACTCTTAAAATTACCCCTGCTTTCTGCTGTTGACTCAAAACTCACCTGTGGTGGTTGAGAAGGAGCAGGTGGTGTCGGCATAAATCCACCAAGAGGTCCGTTTGACATCTAATTCTCCACAAAAAAATTCGTTCTTGTGAAGATATTATATTAATTATTTATTTTTGACAATAGAAAGCCCATTTCTTTCTCACTTTGAACCATCATTTTTGCTGGTAAAGGGTCTAATTGGTCTTTAATTGACAAAAAACACTCCTTCATAGCCTTTCTTAACCTGTTGATCCTCTCCATGTCATACTTGGTAATTAAATTTTCATGGTTTTTTACCTTTTCATGGGCTTCTTCCATCTTATCACCATTGTTTAACAAAAATTTAATAGCCATGTGCACAGAAACAGGCATTCTTTGAGTGCCATACTCATAATGACAGTAAGTTCTCAGACTAACCCCTACTTTTTTAGATAATTTTGCCTGACTCATGCCTAATTCTTTTCTTAAATCTCTTATTTCGTCAGTAGACAGGTCTGCGTAACCATAATCAACTCTCTTCATCGGCTTTTCCTTCCTTTTTAATTAAAATTTTATAGTCTATTAAGTCTTCTATTAATTCAGATGCATTTCCATAACGAATAACCTCACCTTGCCAGTCACAACAGGCATTGGCTATGTTCTTTAACATAGAATCAACACCCCATTTGTCACAAAGCAAAGATGAACTAATCTCATGCAACAATTCATCTTGATTTGATGCCCTAAACTCCCTCATATGAGGAATTTTCATCACATATGTAGTCATATAGCCACCTTTACATACTATATATAGTAATCTTTACAAGAAAGTGCAAGATTTTTTTGCGCAAAATTTTTTTGATGTCGTTTTTTAAAAACATGGGGGCTGTTTGAGGTTAAGTTGGTGTGAAGATTTTTTTGGAAAAAAATATTAAATTTGGTGGGGGCATAGGGCATATAGTCCCGATTAAATATATCATATAATTTAAGACAAAAAAAAATCGGAATAACTTTCGCTATTCCGATTAATTGTTCGTACTTTACTTACTCCCATCAAATACCAATTCCTTATGAATATTAAAATGGAAATCTTTATCTTCTAAATATTCTTGATAAGTAATATTATAATTGTCTAAAATAAAATCTATAGCCTTGTCTTTATCTTGAAAAGTATAGGTTTTATTTCCTACATACCAATCTTGAATTTTTACTAAATATGTTTTTTTGTATTTATACATTTTTTAAACTCCTATTGTTTTTATGTTTATTAAATAAGAGAATTAGGCTAATTGCCTAATTCTCTCTTGAAGATCAGCTAGTGATTGACCGTCTAAATTTTCAGTAAGATTTGACTTTCCTCTCAGATTGTTATCAGTAATAATTTTCAAATCATTACCAACAATTGATCTATTAGCATTAATCAAAATTTCATAACCATTGTTTCCATACTCATCACTAGAAC